ACCCCGTGATCCTAAAAACTTCCAATCCCTTTGCCATGATTGCCATTCCTGCAAGACTCGAAAAGAAGACGGCTGGTCTGGTGGCAAGAAAGGCCGCAATGTCATCGTTGTCTGCGGTCCACCAGGTTCAGGCAAGTCTTCCTGGGTAAACAAACACGCAAACAAAACCACCGATCTGATTCTGGACTTTGACCGGATCATGTCGGCAATCACAAACTTCCCCTTTCACCGTAAACCAGAGCATCTCCTGAAATACGGCTGGGAAGCCAGAGACGCCATTCTTGATCATCTCGATAAAGAAAAGAATTACCTAAAAGCATGGATCATAGACACCGGCACCAAGAGAGCCAGACGTGATCAATACAGGGCTAGATATGGTGCAAGGGTCTTCGTACTGGAGACGCCCGCCTTACTGTGCAAGCAACGCATAGAACAGGATGAGCACAGAGACCAGTCATACGATTGGTCTTCCCTAGTTGAAGACTGGTGGCAACACTATGAACCATCCAATGAGGACAACGTGATCAATGAGTAAAACAGAATTTCTATTTGTACGTGAACGCAGTATCAAGGAACAGATCCTAGTCACTGTCGAAGGCAGCAGCCTTGAAGAAGCACAAGCACAGGCTGACAGCTCTGCTGCTTGGTCGTTGGTTGCAGAATACAAACAGCCTTCACAGATGACTGTCATGACTAGACTGCCTGACCACCCAACCATAGAAGGCGCTGCAATCGAGAACGCACAAGCAGCAGCACAGGAAGCAGCACCTGCACCAGCAGCCGACCCAGTAGCAGCAGCAGTGGCTGAAGCCCAGGCTGAGCGTGCAGCAGAAGCTGACCTGGCTGCACCTGCACACACTGATGAGACCCCTTTCTAGGTAGCACCACAGCAGCACACCACTGCACCTACCTACCTACACACACCATGAGGAGCACAGACCATGGCACTTAAGCGCCTATTCAAACGCACACGCAGCTTTGTTGAGTACATCGCTGTTGAATGTCCTGATGATGAACCCCTTGCACAGACAGCAGCTATGGCAGCAGAGAAGCCCAATGACGCCTTTGTCATCAAAGAGCGTTACATCACTGGCTTAGACTTCATCATTGAAGGACCAGCAGACATCATCAACGATGCTGTACGGGCCACGCCAGAAGAAGCAGAGCCACCTGTACCAGTGCAAGAAGAACCCTCTGCACCAGCAGTAGAGGCAGCCCCTGAACAGGACAGCACAAGCCAATCACAGCCCGCTGTAGACGATAAGAAGACACAGAAGGGTAAATAACGCGCTATCGCATGTGGTGGCAGCCAATCAATGGAGAGCTGCCTCTCATGCGGTTCTAGGGTCCTACCCCCAGGGGGGTGGGTTAAATCCTTCGGCGTCAGGCGTCAACGACCCCGCGTCGCAACCCCCCACCCAGATGCGCGTTTCAAGGCTTAATCTAAGGGTAGTGACACCATTGGCAGTTTCAACCAGGAAGGAATATGCCCAGAGCCAAAAAACCAGAAGACTCAGCCAAGGTCTACCACGACCGTATATCCAAGAAGGGTAATCACCAAAAAACCGAACCCCCCGTAAACCCGGCACCAACCCCGCCACCATGTACCCCAGACCCCACCCCTGATCCGCCTGACTGGCTTGGTTCTACAGCTTTGGAAGTCTGGACTAGGGAATTGCCGCTTTTAGACCTGCACCCTGGGAAGCTCCAATTATTCGCTGCTTACTGCTCACATTCGGGCAGGGCGATTGAGTTTGAACGGGAAATCAACAAGAACGGAAAGGGCACAAGGATGTCTAACCGTGTATTCAAGAAGGCTGCTGAGATTTCAGCCGCTGCCAAAGAGTGGAAAGCAGCATCTGATCTAGGCACCAAACTTGGTATCACTGCTTTAGTGAAGGTGAAGCCGTCAAATGAAGGCGGGCAGACTGCACCCAGTGAACCGGTGATTTCCAACCAAGAACAATGGAACAACTATTATGAGGGTGGACCGAAGCCGGGAAATTGATGAAGAGTACTTCTACGATGTCGAAGAAGAGCAGCGCTTTGTTGATTTCTGTGCAACGCATATCCAGCTGATTGAAGGTCAATGGGCTGGTAAGCCATTCATCCTGCAACCTTGGCAGAGGCAAAATATCTGGGGTCCGCTTCTTTCCTGGAAGAGAAGAGACAACCAGTTAAGGCGCTTTCGCTCTGCCTTCATCACGATGGCAAGAAAGAACGCAAAGACGACAGCAACGGCTGCCTTCTTGCTTTATTCGTTGATCCGTGACAACGAAGTGGAAGCAGAAAACTATGTTTCAGCTCAAACTGAGCCAAAAGCGAAGAAACTGACTCGGATCTGTGTGCGGATGGTGCAGGCTAACCCCTGGTTGCAGGAAAGACTGATCGCCTATCCCGGCTCGTGTGTAATCGAACATCGCAAGAATCATGGCTTTATTCAGCCGGTTTCTTCCGAAGCGGTCTCTCAGCTCGGTGGATCTCCTCATATCGTTGTGATGGACGAATTCCAGGAGCAAAAGACAGACGATCTTCAGGCAGCACTGCAAACTGGTATGGGTGCTCGGTCTCAGCCGCTCTTAATCATGCAAGGCACTGCTGGTGATGACATTCACAGCAGCGCTTATGAAGAGTATCAATACGCCAAAATGGTGCTGAAGGGTGACGTGCACCACCCAAAGTATTTTGCATTCGTTGCTGAAGCTGAAAGGAAGGCCGATCCATTCTCGGTGGAAGCCTGGCAAGCTGCCAACCCAGGTTATCCATTTGCACCCAGTCACGAATCAATCGAAGAGATTGCAATTAAGGCAAAGCGCAAAAAGGCATGGCTTCGGAAGCTCCGGCAATATCACTGCAATCAATGGGTCCAGGACATTGACGCTTGCATTGATGAACTTCAATGGGAGGCTTGCGGCAGCAACGAAATAAAGCTTGAAGACTTCCCTGGCAAGCCGCTTTATCTGGGCATCGACTTGGCAGATCAAAACGATCTGACATGTCTATGTTTTATGTTTATCAACGATGACGGCCTACCGGTTTACTTTCCGTTTTTCTATGGTCCTGAAAAGTGCATTCAGAAAAACATTGATGAACACAATGTGCCGTATGACGAATGGGCAGAAGCCGGGCACTTTACCCCAATACCAGGGATAAGAACCGATTACAAAGTGCTGGCTGAGAAAGTGGCAGAAGTTGCACAAACCAACCCGATCCTGGTCTGCCACTACGATAAGCACCACAGCTATCAGCTGGTGGAGTCACTCGAAAAACTCGGTATCGAGCTGGTAGAGGCAACTCAAGCGTGTGGACCGATGAACGCCTGCACATCAGAAGTGATTTTACGGATCGAAGAAGGGCGGCTTATCCACCCGCACAATGCAGTGCTTACCTGGAATGCAATGAATGCGAGGACAAATGAAACTGTACATGGCAAGATGTTTGACAAAAAACTCAGTGCGCGAAAAATTGACGGCATGGTCGCAATGGCTCTGGCTACCCGTGGCGCGATTCCTGAACTTACCGGTGGAGGGGAAGAAGCCGGGCCTGATGCTTATATTCCGAAAGCTTCTTGAACGCTGCCTAAAAATAGTGGTTGAAATTAGCCTAGACCTGATGGTCATTGCAGGCATATTTATCTTCTTGTGCGGTGTGCGCATGTGGTGTGAACCACTGGCGGTGATGCTGGGCGGCTTAATATTGGTGGCTGTGGCACTCATTTTAAACAGAGAGTCTGAAAAGAATGCTGAGTAAAGCAATACTAAATGCGGTGCCCGGTTTCCAGCGGGCTGATGCTCTAAAGCAGCTCTGGAATGAACCCGGCGCCTGGTCACCTTATGGTGGCGGCTGGTACATAGGGTGGAATAAAGACCCTGTAACGGGGCAGACTCTGACGGCTGAAGATGTGCTTTACTGCTCGGTTGCTTATCGCTGCATGACTTTGATCGGCGGCAGTGTCGGAAGTCTGCCGCGCTATCTGTACAGAGAGCATGATGACGACAACATTAAGAAGGCGAAGACTCACCCTAACTATAAGGTGATTTCAATTCGCCCGAATCTCGAACAGACCTGGGCGCAGTATGACATGACCAGGGTGCTGAGATATTTCATGTACGGCAACAGCTACGATCAGAAGCTCCGCAATGATCGGGGCGACATAATCGCGCTTAATCCGCTGCATCCGGCAAATATGGAAGTTAGGCGGAATGATGTTGGTGAGCTGATTTATAGATATTCGCCTGTCGGTGTCGGCAACTCGGTCACACCAATTGACTTGGCCCAGGCACGAGTGCACCACATTGCCGCGCCTTCAGTAGAGGGAATTGTAGGTATTTCGACCTGTGCACTGGCTCAGAAGTCTATCCAGATCTTGCGTGACTTCGATGAATTCACACAGCGATTCCTTCACAACGATGCAACGCCTCCTTTTGTCTTCTCCACTGATGCAATTCTCAAGCCGGAAAAGAAAGAAGAGATCTGGGAGAACTGGGTTAAGAATTACCAGGGCTTGAAAAACAAGTTCAAGGCCGGTGGTGTCTTTGACGGTGGCTTAAAACCAGTCGCTATCCCGGTTATGTCGGGCAGAGATGCTGAAAACGATGCCAGCATCAGGCGGAATATTGAGAGCATCATTCGATATTTTGGCGTCCAGGCGCACAAGGTGGGACTGCTGGAACGGTCCACCAACAACAACATTCAGCAGCAGAGTCTGGAATATTTGCTGGACTGCCTGACGTATGTGCTGACACAGTTTCAACAGTGCACAGAGCGCGATTTTTTGCGTGACGATGAGCGCGTGAAGTTCTTTGTTGAATACGATGTTGATTCACTTCAATGGGCTGACGTGGTTGCCCGTGATGAGTCTTTGTCCCGCACTGTTCTTGCTGGTATCAGGAAGATCAACGAAGCCAGGTCTAAGCTCAAACTCAATCCCGATCCACACGGTGACGTGCTTCTTATTCCGACAGCTAACGCACCCAACGGCATTGTGTTGACAGCACCTGCACCGGCACCGGGTGCCGCGCCACCAGAGAAACCGGCCAAGAAGCCAAAGGATAAGACGAAAGTGAACCCGAAAGATCAAGCCGGTTTGGCTAATGATATTTATCAGGTCGATGTGCGCAAAGTTGCGTTGCCTTTGTTTCAAGATGCCTGTGTCCGTGCTGCACGAGTGGAGCGCGAATATCTGGAAGAGTCGGTGAAACGACTGAAAGCAGGTAAGCCGCTTCTAGATTGCATGGATCATGCAAAAGCCTTTTATTCAGAGGCTTTCCGTAAGAAAGTGCAGGAGATATTCACACCGGTGGTGGTGGCATGTTCTCAGGTAATGCCAGAGGGTCCAGGGCTTGACGTTGAAAGATCTGTGCACGGCATTGCCAGTAATTTGTCAGCTCGGTCAACCGAATGGCTTAGCACTTTCGGCTCAACCGAAGCAGTAGAGAACTTTTGCAAGCACTTCCTTGAGCCGATGGCAAAAAACAATGCTTCTTATGCGCTGGAGAACTTCTTAGAAAAGGCAGGGGGAAATCATGTCTAACGGTCTGAATATTTGCGGTTTTAGCCATTCACTGAAAGCAGCCGCTGATCCCAAAGTTGAGAAGAAGAAAGACCAGATCAGCGGATACTTCGCTGTCTATGGCACCACCTCTGAGCTTATCTGCGGTTACAAGCGCTGGAAGTGGGAAGTAGGCTGCTTTGATGAATCGCTTGCCGATGATTCCAAAGAAATTTACATGCTCAATCAGCATGACTGGGAACAGGTTTTAGGAAGACGTTCTAAGGGCACTGCCAGCTTCTCAGCTGATTCAACAGGACTTATGGGTGTCTGTACGCCGAATATGGAAAAGCCGATAGTTCAAGGCTTGATGGCAGACCTTGCACGCGGTGATATTGATGCTGGCTCTGTCGGTTTCTTTGTTCTTACAGATGATTGGAGCTTGGAAGACGGCTATGACATCCAGCACTTGATGAAGGTGCAGCTGGAAGAGTGCAGCCCGGTCACGCTGCCGCGCTTCACATCGACTGACGGGCTTGTCTGCATCATGCCTGCATCGCTTCCGAAGGATGAGCAAGCGGCCCTGAGACGCGCTCTTAATCGTG